GCCTAAGTGAAGCACTAGAATTATACTTTGGAAAAAACTCGAAGCCTATATCAGAAGGCAATCGCAATAACCAACTTAGGTTAATGGAAGAAACAACCTTTAGAAATGGTTATGCATTTGCCCGTTTATTGGTTGAAAAAAATCTAACCAAAGATCAAGTTCTACAACTATTCAAAGATGTAGAACAAGGTGCCACTGCCGCAGGCGGCAACCGCACAGGTCTAGGCAAAGCCAAAGATGCCACAACTCAAGCAATTGGCAGTGTACAAAACATGTTGGCCGGTGCAAGAAAATGGGTCAAAGAACGTCCCACATATCAGGCGGTTGACGCAGAATACAACAGAGCCATGACAGCACTGGGCAAAGTGGGTGGCGATTCAGGTGAAGCAAATGCCATTACCCGAGCCATTTACAAATATCGTGATGCGGCTAAAAAATATCCAAGAGCCACTGGACTTGCCAAATGGGCAATAATCTCCGCCGCAGGCTTCTTAACTGGCGGCCTAGGCGGAGCAGGCGTGGCCGCTGGCCTGGCTGCAATAGACTCTGCACTCAAAGATAAAGAAATTGTTGATATTGTAGGCGATGCCGCGACAGCTGCCTTGGTCAGTGGTGGAATACAAGGTGCTGGCCAATTGGCCAACATGGCGTCAGACGCATATTACGGAATGCCAAGTGCCAGTGAGATTGCTGCCAACAATGCAGCCTTGGGCGATTGGAACGATACAGATCTCCCCGGTGGTCCGGCCAACAACATCAACGGATTGGATCTGCCGCCGGACCAAGTTAGCGGTCTTACAGCCGATGGTGACCCTAATATTGTGGGACCTGGTGTCGAAGCACTAAGTCCAGAAGAAGCTGCAAAAGCGGCCGCTCAGGCCAAAGCATATGGATTTGATGGTGATGTCACATTGGATCAACTCAACCAGGCCATCATGCAAACAGCCGAGCCAGGTACTGTGCCAGCTGATTACAGTCAACTGGCTGCAGGCGCAGACACAGGCGGTAGCACATATACTGTGACTGCTGATGACGTCAAAGGACTTGGAAAAATTGCACAGGATAATGGACTCACTGCAAAACAATTATGGAATGCCAATCCTCAGATCACAGATCCAGACAAAATTTTTGTTGGTCAAGAAATTAACATGCCTGCAGCCAGCGGTGAACCAGTGAAGAATGTGTGGCAAGATTGGGACGGCCCCACTAAACCCACTGCACCAGCAGTTGAACCAGGTCCTGGTGACACTGTGCCAACATTGACAACTCCAGATGGTGCACCAATTGATTACAGCCTAACAGGTCCGATGAGCACCGACAGTCAGGGGCAAAAACTAGAATTCGGTATTCCTGTCACTGATACTGGAAATTTTGTGCCGCCGAATCCTAATTTACCTGCCGACGAACTTGCCAAACAAACAGCCGCATATAATAGTTGGAAAGCAGACTTCATGAAGCGTAATCCCAATATCTATATAGATGCCGACGGCAACCAACTGCAAATCATGGCCAAGCCAACGTTGCCTGCAGTTCAAGAATCCATCAAGTTCAAAATTATTCCGGCTGAACAATTGATTGACCAGAAACTAACAGTATTAAACTGGGCATTGAATGAAAGTGTTAATCGCAAGGGTCACCAAAGCGTACATTTAACAACCAAGGGTGTGCGTACTGTATTTGAAAACATTGGTCGTTGTCGCCGTGCATACTTGAAAGAATATATTGGCGCACCCACTACCGACTACGGTCATCCCACAGCAGCCGGCGCACCAGCCAGTGCCACTGCCGGGCAAGGCAAACCACAAGGTTGGTTTGGAAAAACTTTAGATACCATTGGCAGAGGTGTTGACAAAGTTGGCGGCTATGTCAGCAATGTTGGACATAATGTTATTACCAAAGTCACAGCTGACAAACTCAACAACATGTGGAATCGTGCCGGTGAGCCATACGACAGTGACCGATTGTATCAGTTGTTGACCACCGAATGGGGTGTTCCAAAACAAGTTGTTGATAGTGTATTCAGTAAGATGAGTATTCCTTACACAGCACCTGCCGCGGTACCTGCCGCACAAACAGCCACTCCTGCTAAAACAGGCGGCGCACAAAAGTCTATGCCGTTCTACGGTACCAATCCTGCTACAGGTCAAGCCCGGACTTATGATGAGTTGTTGGCCAAGTCACAGGCTGGCACCGCGCCAGGCGCGGCGACTGGCACCGCAACTAATCCCGACGTGGCAGCGGCGTATAATGCATCTCTCAAGGCAGGCAAACCTGCATCAATTCCAAAACCAGCAGCCGGACCAAAGACCATGGGCGCACGTCGTACCAATGTGAAGAAACCAACAGTACCAATCGCACCAACTGCTACTAATATTAATAATGTCACTAGCACATACGGACCAGGATTTAAAAATTCTAACCAACCAGAGCCACAAGGTACAGTATTAGATTTAGATAAGTTCAAGAAAGATCGAGCCGCCAAACAAGATTTTGCTAAGTCGGGATATATGGCACCTGCGTCAGAATCTCGTATTGCCGCCGCACTGAAACGACCAGTAGCCGAAATGTTACAAATGGTCGAGACCAAAGAAGACGTATACCGTATCAAACAGTTTGTTGATCAAACGTTTACCCGATACGGTGCTGTGAATGAATCAGCATTTGCTTTGCGTAACCGGATACTTGAACACGTGACACAAGCGGGTGCTCAACGTCGTAGAGAATATAGCCAGCGAGTGGCCCACTAACTCAGCCTTAGGACCGAGTGGGCGGCTTCTGCCTGGGCCAATAGATTCGCTACCTGGCGGCCCAAAACGAGCATATACACATTGACATCTCCTAAATATCTGTTATAATAGTATTTTAGGAGATTTCTATGTCAGCAAAAACATTCAACGGCGATCAAAAGATCAAACTCACCCAAATCATCAATGAAGGCATGCAGGTTATGCATGAAATTGATACGCTACAAGGTGGCTTGACTGACACTATCAAAGCAGTGGCAGAAGAACTGGAAGTCAAACCTGCTATCCTGAAAAAGGCTATCAAATTGGCACACAAGGCCAGTTTTGGTCAAGAAAAACAAGATCATGAAACTCTTGAAACTATTTTAGAAACCGTTGGTAAAACCCTATAAATATCTGTTCAGCAGACGAGTCGCTCACGTTACGAGCATGTATCACGGCTAACCGGCCACAAACGGAGAACAATGAGTTATATTGATGCACTATTTGATCGTGAGCACGATCGTATTCATACTGTAGAACGCCGCAATGGCGCAAGAGTCTACCGGGAATATCCAGCAAATTACATTTTCTATTATGATGATGCCCGAGGTAAATTCCAAAGCATATACGGCACACCCGTATCAAGATTTAGTACAAGAAACAACAAAGAGTTCCGCAAGGAAGTCCGCGCTCACAGCCATAAGCCGATTTATGAAAGCGACATCAATCCAATCTTTAGATGCCTTGAAGAAAACTACAAAGACCAAGATGCGCCTGAACTTCACACAGCGTTTTTTGACATTGAGGTGGCCTTTGATAAAGACCGCGGCTTCTCACCTGTATCAGACCCTTTTAATCCCATTACTGCGATTTCAGTCTACCTAGACTGGCTGGATCAATTGGTCACACTTGCTGTGCCTCCCAAACATCTCAGTTGGGACACTGCCCACGAACTGGTCCGAGACTTTGAGAACACCATCTTGTTTGCTGACGAAGCAGACATGATCAAAACATTTCTTGACTTGATTGATGATGCAGATGTGCTGAGTGGTTGGAACTCAGAAGGCTATGACATTCCCTATACCGTGAACCGCTGTATTCGTGTGTTGAGCAAGGATGACACACGCAAATTCTGTTTGTGGGGGCAACTGCCCAAGAAGCGTATGTTTGAACGCTTTGGTGCTGAAAACGAAACCTATGACTTGATTGGGCGTGTGCATATGGACTATATGCAACTGTATCGCAAGTACACATACGAAGAACGTCACAGTTATAGCCTGGATGCCATTTGTGAGTATGAACTGGGTGAGCGCAAGACACAGTTTGAAGGAACCCTGGATAGTTTATACAACCAACACTTCCGGACATTTATTGAGTACAACCGCCAAGATACATTGTTGATTGGTAAACTAGACAAGAAACTGCGCTTCTTGGATCTTGCCAATGAACTGGCACATGCCAATACTGTACTATTGCAGACCACCATGGGCGCTGTGGCTGTGACTGAGCAGGCCATCATCAACGAAGCACATGAACGTGGCATGGTTGTGCCCAATCGCAAGCAACGCCTTACAGATGAAGACACACAGGCCGCAGGTGCGTATGTTGCGTATCCCAAGAAAGGTGTGCATGAGTGGATCGGATCAGTTGACATCAACTCACTTTATCCATCGGCAATTCGTGCCATGAACATGGGTCCAGAGACTGTGGTTGGTCAACTGCGTCAGACCATGACTGATAGACTGATCAAAGCCAACATGGCCAAGGGACAGAGTTTTGCGGCGGCCTGGGAAGGTATCTTTGCCAGTTTAGAATACACAGCCGTGATGAATCAAGAGCGTGGCACTGAGATCACAATTGACTGGGAGTCGGGTGAAGAGTCTGTACACTCGGCCGCTGAGATCTGGACCATTATCTTTGATTCAAATCAACCTTGGATCCTCACTGCCAATGGCACTATTCTTACATTTGAGAAGAAGGGTATTATCCCTGGTTTACTGGAGCGTTGGTACCGTGAACGACAAGAACTACAGGCTCGGAAGAAAGAAACAAAAGATGCCAAAGAAATTGCATTCTGGGACAAACGACAACTGGTTAAAAAGATTAACCTCAACAGTCTCTACGGGGCTATTCTTAACCCGGGTTGTAGGTTCTTTGACAAACGTATTGGACAGTCAACAACACTTACTGGTCGTTCAATTGCCCGGCACATGGACGCTCATCTTAATGAGCTCATCACAGGCGAATACGACCATGTGGGAAAAGCAGTTATATATGGTGACACAGACTCGTGTTATTTCTCCGCATGGCCGGTCCTCAAGAAAGAAGTTGAAGAAGGCCGGATGGCATGGTCGAAAGAAACTTGTATTCAACTGTATGACAGCCTTGCTGAACAGGTCAACCAAAGTTTCCCTGGCTTCATGGAACAGGCTTTCCATTGTCCACGGGACATGGGTGAACTGATCAAGTGTGGTCGTGAAACTGTGGCAGATCGTGGCTTGTTTATTACCAAGAAGCGTTATGCTGTCAACGCCATTGATATCGAAGGCAAACGACTGGATGTCAACGGCGCAGTTGGCAAGACCAAGGCCACAGGACTTGATCTAAAACGATCAGACACCCCCAAAGTAATTCAAGACTTCTTGTTAGAAATTCTAAATAAACTACTTGCTGGTGCAGGTCGAGATGAGATTGTGGAACGTATTCGTGAATTCAAGTATGAGTTCAAAGAACGTTCGGGCTGGGAAAAAGGATCGCCCAAGCGTGTGAACAACTTGACCAAGTACCAAGCAGAAGAAACTCGATTGGGCAAAGCAAACATGCCAGGTCATGTGCGGGCCGCAATTAACTGGAACAACATGCGCAAGATGAACAGCGACAACTACTCAATGGCCATTGTTGATGGTATGAAAACCATTGTGTGTAAACTCAAGTCAAATGCTCTGGGGTGGACCAGCATTGGCTATCCTACAGATGAACAACGACTGCCCACATGGTTTACTGAGTTGCCGTTTGATGATTCGGAGATGGAAGCCACTGTGGTGGACGGCAAGGTTGATAACTTGTTGGGTGTGCTGGACTGGGATCTAGCATCAGCAACCAACACAGAAAATACATTTACTAGTTTATTTGATTTCGAATGAAACTCAGCGATATTGTTGCACGTTTAAATTTACTTGATTCGCTTGATGTTGCGACTGAATGTGATATTGCCACGGGTACGTTAAGCCACATTGCACACGTGGTGACTGAACATGCTGATCCATATCAAACTGCCAAAGATAACATAGTAAAAACACACAATGAATTGATCAACAACATTGCAAAATTTTCTGCACAAGTTGAATCTCTAAAAAAAGAATTAAGATCAGAAATCAAACAGCATGAACAAGAATATTTGGTTAATAGTTTACGTGTGTACCAAGAAGAAATGATTTACGATACCGTAGATGTTATTCTAAATAGACGTATGAGAATTGACAACGAGGATGATATTGTATTAAGAACACGTCTTAAAAATTTAACTGATTGGCGAATACCTGGTATGATCATAAGACCAGGAGTGGAAACATATATTGAAGATATGGTGCCGTTGGATCCGCTGTATGTAGTTGATCACGATCCGGAACTGATGAGACCAGCAATCAGCAAGTTCACACCAGAATATCAACGCAGATTGCGTGAGTATGTGATTGACGACTGGGCAGATGGACCTATTTTAAATAAATTCCCTGATAATCAGTTTGGTGCAATATTTGCCTATCACTATTTCAATCACAAACCGATTCCAATCATACACAAATTTTTAGAAGAATTCTATAAAAAATTACGTCCCGGCGGTGGAGTTATTATGACCTACAACAATTGTGATCTTGCCAATGGCGTAGAACGTTCTGAACGAGTCTGGATGTTGTACACTCCACGTAAACTGATTGAACAACACGCTATCAATATTGGATTTGAGTTGATCGATGCTTATGACGGCAAAGGCGAGGTCAGTTGGTTAGAATTTAAAAAGCCCGGCGATTTGACCAGCCTACGAGGCGGGCAGACTCTAGCCAAAATAGTTGCAAATTCGCAATAAACCCTGTATACTTTAAACTTAGGAGAAACTTATGAGAGATTACTTGTTAGACTTGGTAGAACACACTTACGACCTTGGTTGTATTGATTTGGTTAAAATTGTTGGTGACACCAGCAAGACTGAAATTGTTGGCTTGGCAGAAGATCTGAGTGTGGTCATTCGCGGCAACTTTCACAACCCCACAGCAGACTTTGTGGGCACATTTGGCATGCCTAACCTGGGCAAACTAAAGACTTTGTTGAACTTGCAAGAGTACAAGGAAGATGCCAAACTTGCCATTACCAAAGGCTCAACAGGTGAGCCAGATGGCATTAATTTTGAAAACAAAATTGGCGACTTTAAAAACAACTATCGTTTTATGACATCGGGTGTAGTAAGTGAGAAGTTAAAGACTGCCAAGATTCGCCCTGTGACATGGCACATTGAGTTTGAACCAACCAATGCGGCTATTCAACGAATGAAGTGGCAAATGAGCGCCAATGCCGAGGAGGCAAACTTCCAGGCCAAAACTGAAAACGGTGATCTTAAGTTTTTCTTTGGCGATCACTCAACACACTCAGGTAACTTTGTGTTCCATCCAGGTGTTAGTGGTCAATTGAAACGTGCATGGTCATGGCCTGCCAAACAGTTTGTGAGCATCATGGACTTGACTGGTGACAAGAAAGTACGCATCAGCGATGATGGTGCCGCAGAAATCACAGTTGATTCCGGCCTAGCAGTTTATCAATATCTATTACCAGCACAAAGCAAATAATGACTGACCCTGTTGTTCAAGACAACTTAACTGCCAAGCAAAATGACTACGCTGTGTTCCTTCCGGCCATCAGCGGATTCTATGCTACATTCGTAGGCAAACAAAGGAATGAACCATATGTGGATCCAGCACGACTGCCTCAGGGCATTACGGATATGGAGCAACTTAACTGGCTCAACTCTAATAAGGCCTTGTTTCCTTATCGGTGGTCACTGTACTCAGGAGGCCATGCTAACCTCGATCTTGCAAAACAAGACTGGTCTGAAGACATGGTCCGTAATCGTGAGGCCGGATCTTTCATACTTGGTGACTCAGGAGGTTTCCAGATTGCCAAGGGTCTTTGGGAAGGTGATTGGAAAGCCAACTCAGGTTGTCCTAAAGCCCAAAAGAAACGAAGTCTAATCTTGAACTGGCTGGACAATGTGGCCGACTATGGCATGATCTTGGATATCCCAACTTGGGTTATTCACGACAAGAAAGCATCCGCGGCATGCCAGATCACCACACTACAAGAAGCAGTGGACGCCACCAAGTTCAACAATGACTACTTCATGAAACACCGCAAAGGTGTGGCAAATGGTGGTGCCAAGTTCTTGAACGTGCTACAAGGTGACAATCATACTTCAGCGGATCAATGGTATGAGACTATGAAGGAATACTGCGATCCTGCCAAGTATCCAGACACACACTTTGACGGTTGGTCCATGGGTGGACAGAACATGTGTGATGTACACCTGGTGCTTCGCAGACTGGTAGCACTACGCTATGACAATTTACTTCAAGAGGGCAAACACGATTGGATGCACTTCTTGGGAACCTCCAAACTGGAGTGGGCTGTTTTATTAACTGTAATCCAAAGGGCCGTAAGAAAATATGTCAATCCGCAATTCACCATCTCGTTTGACTGCGCCAGTCCGTTCCTTGCAACAGCAAACGGACAGGTCTACTTTGAAAATGTCTTTGAACACGATAGCAAATGGTCGTATCGCATGGCTCCTTCAGCCGACGACAAAAAGTATTCCACAGACACACGCAAGTGGGGAACAGGCGTAGTAGCAGATGGCATCTATCCACGCTGGGAAGATAGCCCACTAAGTGACTTGTTGAAGATGAAAGATATTTGTATCTACAAGCCCGGCGATCTAAATAAGATTGGCAAAGAAGGCAAGACATCCTGGGACAGTTTCTCATATGCTTTGCTCATGGGGCATAATGTTTGGATGCACTTGACCGCAGTACAAGAAGCCAACAGACGTTTTGATGCAGGAGAGTATCCTGCTATGATGCGTCGTAGCACCGGAGACTATGCCCGGTTTGAAGACATTGTGGAAGCAATCTTTGCGGCACCAGATCGAGAGACTGCCGACGCTATCGTCGAAGAGTATGACACATATTGGATGGAGATTGTGGGCACACGAGGGTTCAAAGGCAAGAAGACCAAGAATGCCCGCACTCAATTTAATGCATTGTTTGAATTCGAAGAAACTGAGACTATACAACCAACCGATGATAGTGTACAATTAGACACATCAGCATTAGATCAATTAGAACATGAACAGACCTGAACATGAAAACGTCGACTTCTTTGTAGGTACAGAAGTAGAACGCACTCCAGCCTTTGGCCGACGCACTTTGTTTGTGGTTGGCGTCCAACCAACAGTGGAAATACTCAGCAGATTCCTTGGCAACGAATGCGAGCATATCTTTTTTGGTGCCAATCACAGTTTCCATCCTGACAACAGGCTAGCGTGGCAACGCTGGGAAAGTATGATTGAACCATTCCTTCAAGACGGATACTTGTGTAGCCTGGACATTCCAATCACTCATGTGGATGAGTTCCATGATGGTCCGTTATGTGACTATAGAAACTTTGTGCCGCAAATTCGAGTAAGCCTACCCTATACAAAGTTGTGGAATTATAATACAATGTTAAAAATAGATGACAAGGACTTTGCCGCTACCAACCCTGGTGTTTGGTGTCACAGTCTGCATGGCCTAATGAGCCGCGAAACATTTACTTCGTGGGATGACTACAAGCAGGATCAAAAATTATGAACCAACGAGATCAAGCACTAACGGAACAACGTTCTAGAATCATGGGCCAAGCAGAACGTAAAATCTGGGTCACATTCCGCAAAGAAGGAATACATTGCTATCCTGCGGCTGCCACTGATCCTGCTCTGGCCACCGGTGACGAGTATGATGTGAGTTTCCTTGGCTCACCACATCGTCACATATTCCACTTTAGAGTATGGATTGATGTGTTACACAACGATAGAGACATTGAGTTTATCCAGTTCAAACGCTGGTTAGAAAATTTGTACAAGGACGGCATCCTACAACTTGATCACAAGAGTTGTGAAATGATGGCCGATGACTTGTACGCAGAAATTGCTGGTCGATATCCTGACCGTGCAGTGTGGATTGAGGTAGCCGAAGACGGTGAGAACGGTGCCTTGATCAAGTATGAACTTTCTCGCCCTAGTCTGTCAATTAAAATTTAAGGAAATCAAATGGCCAAGCCATCACTCAAATCCAACCCACGTGTCGCTGAGATCTTTAATGATCTAGAAGTGTTCCTGGAGTTCTGTCAGGACTATGGGTATCGTTACAACGAGTCGGACCTGTATAACTTCAAGAGTTATGCATGGCAACAGTTCAACAAGTGGCATGCGGGCAAAAACGCCAAGAACATGTGGAACGAAGACTCACGTCGCTTTGCAGGATTTCGCCTATGAGGAAACTGTACTACATGGGCTTGGAAAGCTACGAAGCCCGTTACACACTACAATTAACAGAGTGGAACCGGCGTGTGTTTGACCGCCGAGGTCTTGACGTCGTGTATGTTCCCGGCACTACAATCGACAACACACAAGCAATCTCAGTAGGACAAGTACTAGACGCACACGGTCGCAGTTATTTTGCCATGAGCCAGATGATGAACTTGGTTCAGTTGATGAAGAACGGTGATGTAACTGCGGCAGATGTAATCTACTTTGAAGACATGTTCCAACCTGGCATTGAGTCGTTGCCTTATATCATGGATCAGATTCCTGCAGAACAACGCCCGCAGGTATGGGTACGCTGTTTGGCACAGGCCATTGATCCTGATGACTTTGTGCATGTCTGGGGCATGGCAGGATGGATGAGCACATATGAAAAAATGGTCAATCACTTTGTTACAGGGGTTCTTGCTACCAATGAAGAGATGGTCGCACACATGCGCATTGCTGGGTGGACTGCTCCGATCTACAACATTTCCGGCCTTGCATTTGGAAAAGCAGAAGTTCTTGAACGCATTGGCGGCACAGAGAACATCAAATCGTTTGATAGCCGTCCCCGGAGGGTGGGTTTTGCAGCTCGATTCGATCAAGAGAAGCAACCTGGCTTCTTTATGGATCTTATTGAAATGTATGGCGAACTCACCAGCGAGCCATGTGAGTTTGCAATATACAGTGGCGGACCTTTGCGATCCAACAATCCTGAGTTTGTGGAAAGAGCACGTCGTATGGAGGCAGAAGGCAAGCTCAAAATCTACGATAACATAAGCAAGAATGAATACTACGCCCATCTTAATGATACTCGTGTTCTCTTTAATTGTGCTTTGCAAGATTGGGTCAGCAACACTGTCAGTGAGGCTGATACTCTGGGTTGTAATGTGCTTTACCCTGCTTATCGCAGTTTCCCCGAAACCTTTGCTAATGACCCTAACCGGCTTTATGTACCCTGGAGCATAGACGATGCCTATCACAAAATGCGTAATCTTTTGCAGACTCCTCATCACAACATGGGCCTTATTAGTGATTGGAATAATGGGACTGTTGATCGGGTTATTGATATTATTACCGGTCAGGGTACTCAGTGGGATCGTTCGGGCACTCGCTACCGGGATCATGTACCGCATGAAAAATACCAAGTTGTAAAGATTGAAAAATGATTGTAGTAACCGGTGCCGCAGGATACATTGGCGGACAAATCGCATTGAAACTAGCCGATGCAGGTCAACAGGTACTTGGCATTGATCTTAGACTTCCGCATAGTGGACTAACTTCGGCATTCGCAGACTTTGTGCAAGGCGACTTTGCCGACGAAACAGCATTGAGCAAGATAATCGAAGCACAACCTGGCGCTATCATTCATTGTGCTGGCACAAGTTTAGTGGGCCCTAGCGTAATGCATCCATCTGATTACTACAAAAATAATGTGGCCAAGACCATGGCCTTGTTGGATATTGTGCGTCATGCTTTACCTCGAACTAGATTTATATTCAGTTCTTCGGCGGCTGTGTACGGTGAACCTATTATGAATCCGTGTCACGAAGTAGATCCATGTGAGCCAATCTCTCCGTATGGGGAAAGTAAACGCATGGTGGAACAAATCCTAGAGAGTTATCACAAGGCTTACGGATTAGACTATGTGGCATTCCGTTACTTCAATGCCTGTGGTGCTGATCCAAAAGGTAGACATGGACAAGAGGCAGGTGCCACACACCTGATTGCTCGATATTTAGAAGCCACACGAGATGACGGCAACTTTAACGTATACGGCGACAATTATCCCACAGACGATGGTACATGTGTGCGTGACTATGTACACGTGGATGACATTGCTAATGCACATATTTTGGCGTTGAACCCCACAATCAAATCTGGTGTGTATAATCTTGCGGGCGGCGAAGGAACCAGTGTCAAACAAATAATGGAACAAGCCAGAACTATTGTTGGCAAGATGCCTTATGTTAGTGTAGGTCCTAACCGTGCTGGAGACCCTGCCATGCTCACTGCCAGTTCGGAAAAGTTTGACCGTGCAATTGGTATGCCATGGCGCAGTTACAATCTAACCGATGTGCTTCGTCACACATGGTCTTGGTATGTTCGATAAGATTTTAAAGTTCGAACAAGAACTAGCAGAGTTTACAGGAGCACCATATGCTGTCATGACCGATTGTTGTACACACGCAATCGAATTGTGCTTGCGGTACGATCAGGTTCAGGAATGTGAGTTTACTCCTTACACTTACCTAAGTATTCCCATGCTCATGCACAAGTTAGGCATCCAATATCAGTATTCGGATCATGCTTGGCAACGTTGGGTGGGTGAGTATCCTTTTGTAAACACAAGAATTTGGGACAGTGCAAGACGGTTAGAACGTAACATGTATCGTGCTGGAATCATGCAATGTTTGAGTTTTGGGCATGACAAGCCTTTACATGTAGGTCGTGGTGGTGCTATAATACTAGATGACAAGACAGCATATGATGCAATAATTCGCATGAGGTATGATGGTCGCGATCTAAATATCTCACCCTGGATCGCACAACAAGAATTTCGAGTCGGATATCACTATAAACCCACACCAGAAGAAGCCATGCGTGGTTTGGTGTTGCTGGAAGGTATTAAAGAACATTGTCCTGAACCTCGACATGTTGATTATGCAGATTTAAGAACTATCACTATCAAGGAATAACATGACAGAACCAGTATCAGTAAATAACATTGATGACAAAGGCTACCAAGAAGCATATCTAGCAGATGCTATTCGTTTCAAGATGAAACGTGACAACAAACGTTTCTGGGCCGGGGACAACATCAGTGACTACGTGGATGAACAAACCAAAGTGCAACTGATCAACGAAGCCACTGTGGCATTTGAACGAGTGTTAGACACATTATTGATTGATAGAGAAAATGACCCAAACTCACAAGGTACGGCTCGCCGGTTGGCAAAGATGTACTTCAACGAAATTATGGCTGGTAGGTATGAGGAATCGCCTAATGCAACGGCTTTCCCAAATGACACAGCAGGAGCATACGAAGGTATGTTGGTGGTGCGTAGCGAGCTTAAGAGCATGTGTAGCCACCATCATCAACCTGTTACGGGTGTTGCTTATATTGGAATCATTGCTGGCGCCAAACTCATTGGTCTTTCGAAGTACACCAGGATCGCACAATGGTGTGCCCGACGCGGAACTCTTCAAGAAGAGCTCTGCATGGACATCGCTCGTGAGATCGAGTTCGCAACTGGATCCCGAGATGTTGCCGTTTATATTCAGGCTACCCACGGATGTTGCGAGAATCGTGGTATTATGGCTCACAGTAGTCTTACCCAAACTACCGTACTCCATGGAGCATTTAAAACAGACCAAAGTGTGAAGAAGGAATTCTTTGACAATATCAAACTACAACAGGACTTTGCACCACGATGATTAGTTATGCAACCTTAAAAGCCGCCCAGGATGGCAAAGTAGCACCTTGGACTAATACGGTACCTGAAATGAGCAACACTCATATCGCTGTGTTTCGTGATGCTTATCCTGTGGCAGAAGGTCACCTGTTGTTTGTGCCACGTGCCAACACTGACGAATCTATTGTGGTGGCCATGGGCATGGCTTTGCTGACTGGTCGTCAAATGGTGCAGAACAATCAATGCGATGCGTTCAACATTGGTTTGAATGCAGGAGTAGCCGCAGGACAGACAGTGATGTACCCACACGTACACTTGATACCAAGAATGCACGGAGACACTGCTGATCCTGTTGGTGGTGTACGAGGTGTCATACCCGGACAGGCCAACTACAAAACTGACACCTATCAACAACCTGAATAGATAATAAATATTCAGCGGTCTTGGACATCATTCCCGCTTTACAAACTCTGCTGTCTATGCTATAATTTAACATAGGAGAAACAGCATGACAACATCAAATCCCGTAGTTTACAAGTACACCAGTACCAAAGAGTACCACGACGCATTTCCATGTGCGTACAGACAGTGGAGGAGCGATAGCCATTGTAATTTGATACATGGATATTCATTTAGCATGAAGTTCTATTTCGGAACTAACGAACTGGATGTGCGTAACTGGGCCGCCGACTACGGTGGACTCAAAGAACTAAAGAAGACCTTAGAAGACCAATTTGACCATACACTTATTGTGGCACAGGATGATCCAGAGATGGAAACATTCAAGTTACTACAAGAGCGGAATATGGCCAAGGTTGTAGTACTACCCCGTCTAGGTTGCGAAGGACTCAGCGACATGCTATACAAGTATGTTAATGGTGTTTACATTCCAGAGATGTGGGGGCCAGGCGAAGCGGCTCGTTTATGGTGTTATCGTGTGGAAGTACGTGAGACACAGGCCAACATGGCGTTCCGTGAAGGACATCGTGAATGGAATGAGGACTTGTTTGTTTGATTAAATATTGAGTGATTAAACAAACCATAAGTTTCGTACAACCCAACTTTCAACAAGGTCCCAAAGAATTTAATGCTTACTATCTGCCTTACTCGGCAGGAGTAGTTTTAGGCTATGCTTTGGGTTTTGAACACATAAATTCAAAGTGGGAAATTGATCAGTTGATCTGGCGGAGAGATCCTATTGAGGATCTGGCCACAAAACTGGCCAAAAATAATATTGTGGCATTTAGTACCTATGTATGGAATCATAGGTACAATTATGCATTGGCTCGTCGCATAAAAGAAATCAATCCTCGGGTAACAATAATAGTCGGCGGGCCTGAGCCAGCCATTGAAGATCCAGGCTTGTTTGAAAAGGAACCTTTCATAGATCTAGTGATCAAGATGGAAGGTGAGATTACTTTTAAACGCATACTCGAAGACTTTGACACAGACTACACACACATACCGGGACTGTTGATCAACACGCCCACCGGATTGATCAACACCGGTGACTGTGCCAGAATTGATAATCTGGACCAAATACCTAGTCCATATCTTTCAGGCATGTTTGATCAAATCATCAAGGACAACCCCGAAGTGATTTGGAATGCTACACTAGAAACCAATCGTGGTTGTCCTTATCAGTGTACCTTTTGCGACTGGGGCAGTCTTACCTACAGTAAAGTGAAAAAATTTGATCTTACTAGAGTATATCACGAACTAGAATGGATTGGTGCCAACTGTGGGTTTGTTACCATCACTGACGCTAACTTTGGCATGTTTATAGAACGCGACAATATGATTGTGGACAAGTTGATTGAAGTACAAAAGAAATATGAAAAACTAACATCGTTCTCAATGACCTGGGCCAAGAATCAAAAGAACGAAGTAGTGGACATTGTCAAGAAACTCATACACGAAAGTCCAAACTTTGGTCAAGGGCTCACGGTGAGTGTACAGAGCATGGATCATGATGTGTTGGAAAATGTCAAACGTAGAAATCTTGACCAACACAAAATTGATGAAATTTTTGATCTGTGCGATCGCAACAACATTCCTGTGTATACAGAACTGATACTGGGACTGCCTGGCGAAACTGTTGAATCATGGAAGGGAGCATTTTGGAAAATTTTCCGCGCTGGCAATCACACTGGCATCAATATCTTGCAGGCACAGTTGTTGGAAAATGCCGAAATGAATCTATTACAAAAACGCTTGTGGCAGTTAGAGGCTGTGCCAGTACACGATTACATGAGCGGCAGTTACAATGATGCGGAGTTGAGCGAGTGTGTGGATGTGGTTATCAGTACCAAGGACATTTCTAAACAACAGATGCTAGACACACTGGTTTGGAACAGTTTTATCCAGACATTTCACATCAATGGTCTGACCACGTACATTGCCAGATATTTGGAAAAAGCACATCAAATTGATTATAGCGAATTCTATGATAATTTATATGTCTGGGTTCAGCACGATCCTTGGTTTCAAACACAGTTCAATGACACACGAAATTACTTTGCAAACTGGGCAAGCCACGGCTCTATTAGTCATCCGCCAATTGGCAACGTCCAGGTATTTGGATGGAATTTAGTGCATCGCACTACTCTATACATACAACAACAAGATCGCCTAAATTATGTGTTTGATTTGGTTGACACCTTTGTAAAAAATCATTATAATATCAACAAAGACATATTAGATCAACTCATGCAGTTTCAAAGAAATTACGTGGTTGACTATCGCAATCTTAAATACCTGCCTATACAGCAAAATTTTGATTATGATTTTCTTGGCTATATTCAAGACAACACTCAACTTGAAAAACCATGTATGTGTGTTTTTGAAAGCACAGAGGATCATAATATGAGCCTAGAACATTTTCTTGAAAATATGTATTTTGCCAGGAAAAGAAATTTTGGAAAAACAAACATCACTCGAAGTTATGAATAACACACACGAATACAGCATAGCAGTTTTACTGCCCACTCGTAGCCGGACCGATGCACTCACTGCCAGTGTGACCAGCATTGTAGATCTAGCCAATGACATTTCCCGTATACAATTGGTGTTTGGATTTGACGATGATGACAAAATAGGACTAGCACATTTTACCAAGGTGATACAACCCATGTTAGACAAGCATGGAGTATCTTACGAAGCACAGTCTTTTAAAAGTATGGGCTATGCTGGACTCAATCGATACTACAATCATTTGGCAAAATCAACGTCGGCAGACTGGCTGTTTGTATGGAATGATGATGCTGTGATGGAAACTCAGGGATGGGACTCGGTAATTGAACAATACACAGGCGAATTCAAACTGTTAAAAGTTCACACGCACAATGACCATCCCTACAGCATTTTTCCTATAATGCCACGAGCATGGTATGACCTAATGAATCATCTCAGCCGTCATCAAATGATCGATGCTGAACTAAGTCAACTGGCTTTCTTGCTGGATATTATGCAAGTGATTGAGATTGATGTCACACACAATCAAGTTGAGTTAACCAAAGATGCAACTGACCCTCTCAAACCCAAGGTACGTTTTGAAGGTAACCCTGCCAATCCGCATGATTTCCATAATCCTCAAACTAGTGCGCAACGCTATCAAGATTGTGATACCATTGCTGAATACATGCGTACAATTGGGTTAGATGCCACTTGGTGGGAAAGTGTCAAGAGTGGTAAAAATTACCCCTGGGAAAAATTAATTGCTCTAGATGTCAACAAACAGATGAGTCAATTTGTAATGCAACTCGACGAGCATGGGCAAGTATTGTCCTATGACAAAGACCAAAAAAGCGAAGATTTCAGGATATCCCTTGCAAAATAATATAACCGTCAGCAAACTGGTCACTGAGTGTGTGATTTCAAAAAATCCAGTTACAAAAATACTTGACTTTGGACAGCATGCTTACGCTGATACATTTATCCGACCAGATCAATTGAATCTCAGTGAGCCTGTTTTTCCTTTGCAGGTATATCTCAATGCCAACTCAGGTAGTATACAACTGGGCTATGTGAGTTCGGCCACGGATCGTTACAATCTCTACAGTTACAGTTACACTTCCAGCAATAGTCAAACAGCCAGAAATCACTGGGACAGGTATGCTCAAACAATCAAAAGCCGTAGACACACCGGACTGGTAGTAGAAATTGGCAGCAATGATGGTTATCTTGTGAGTCAATTTGATCATGCAGTAGGTGTAGACTCCAGTGCAGAAATGTGTGCATTGTCCCAAGCAAAGGGTGTTGAAACAATAAACACTTTGTTCGACGATGCCACTGCTGATGCAATAAAACACAAACACGGCACAGCAAGTGTGATCATTGCCAACAATGTGTTTAACCATGCCAACGATCCTGTGACATTTGCACAAAGCGTGGCCCGACTACTGTCCAACACAGGAGAATTTGTGTTTGAAGTACCGTATTGGCTCAGCATGATTGAATCAGGAAGATTCACAGACATGGTATATCACGAGCATCCTACATACTTCACTGTGAAGATGGCATGGAACTTGTTGAAAGCCGCGGGACTAGAGATCACTGACTTTGATGTGGTTGATTATCATGGCGGAAGCCTACGAATGTTTGCTCGTCTTGACACTGGTGCTGATATGCCTGTTAAAATTCAAGACGCCATAGTCAAAGAAACCCAAACAGGTTTGTTTGATCCTGCATTTTATCAAAACTTACAACTGAAATTTGAGCAAGTCAAGGTTGATTGGTTAGCCTCTTTTTATCAATTACTCAGCGAAGATTCCGAAGCAGTAGTCATAGGAGTGGGTGCGGCAGCCAAGGCCAACACATGGTTAAAATGGCACGGGCTTGACAGTACCGTTATTCATTGTATCACTGATGCCAGCGAACACAAGCAAGGCAAGTACACACCATTCACTAGAATTCCAATTCAGGCAGACGAAGAATTTGCTCGCCATAAGCGGCCATATGCATTGATATTGAGTTGGAACATTGGCGAAGGTCTTCGCAGAGCCATATCGAATATCAATCCTAACACAAGGTTTATTTCACAATGAAAACATACAACATCTATGCTGACCACGGAGTAAAAGGTCTTGAATCTTTTACTGATGATCGAGGCAGTATCACGGACATATTTTATATGTCCAACATGAATCACGGTTGCATTATTACCAATCAACCAGGTGCTGTGCGTGGCAATCATTATCACAAGTTTACCACACAATACACTTACATATTGTCCGGCACGTTGACCTACTACAGTCGAAGTATAGGCGGCGATGAACCCGCAGATGTTTTCAATGCTGTGGCCGGTGACATGATCATCAGTGCGCCACTTGAGATCCATGCCATGCGATCCGGTAGTGATGGGTGTGTCTTTATTGCATTTGCAGAAGGTCCAAGGGGCGGAGCAGACTATGAGTCTGATACCTATCGAGTAGATGATATTACTCAATGACGAAAACTGTGGTGATCTTTGGAGCGTACGGTGGCATCGGTAGTGCCACTGCAAAATTGTTTGCAGATCAAGGGTACCGTGTTATTCCAGTGGGCAGTGATCAATTGGATTTTGAAAGCGCCAACAGTCATTATGATGTTGCTAAATTACTGAATCAAGCACAAGCCGATGTTGTGGTTAATAGTGCTGGAGTGTTTGTCAATGGATATGTCAATACCCATCATGCCACTATGAACGTGAACTTTGGTAGCAACTGGTCAATCATAAGTTATTTCATGGCACTCAAAGGCCTAAGTAAGACCACAAGAATCATCATGGTTGGCAGTAGCAGTTATACTAGTGGTCGACAGTTGTATCCGTTGTACAGCGCCAGCAAGGCGGCCTTGTACAACTTGTGGGAATCAGCAAGAGATTACTTTGGTGGTTCAGAGATTGTGGTTGATTTGATCAATCCAGTACGAACACGTACCAAGATGGCCAGCGTAGGCAAATCATTTGATCCCACGTTGGATTACCTGGAACCAGATCAAGTGGCTGATGAAATTTTTAAACTGGTTGAATCTGATTTGCCCAGTACATGTGTAGATATGACTTTTAAGGATGAGATATGAAAATAGGAATTATTGGAAAAGGTACAGTAGGCAAAGCCGTGTATGAAGGCTTGGAATATCTTGGACACAACATGTGTTTCTTTGATCCGGCTTACGAAGGTAGCCAGTTGGCAGATGTACTAGATGCCGAGTGTGTATTTCTCAGTGTACCAACCAACCAAGCAGCCAACGGTGATTGTGATACCAGCATTGTTGAACGAGTAATCGAAGAGTTGAACCAACATCAATATTCAGGACTAGTAGCAATCAAAAGCACAGTGGTACCCGGTACTAGCCGACGTCTAAGTGACTCTTACCCTAATTTAAAAATCTGTAGTGTGCCTGAATTTTTACGGGCTAAGACTGCTCTAGCAGACTTTGTGTACAATCATGACTTGTTGATTATCGGTAGTGATCGTGAACAAGACTTTGAATTGATCAAGAAAATCCATGGACACTTCCCAAAGACAGTGGCTTGTGTGAGTCCTACTGAAGCAGAAGTAGTCAAGTACTTTAACAATGTACATCATGCCATGAGCGTGACCTTTGCCAATATCACATATGATGTGTGTAAAAAATTAGGTGCCGATTATAAGAATGTGTATGATGCAATCACTCGTAGAGAATGTATCAATCCAAACTATCTAATGGCCAATGATAACATGCGTGGATATGGCGGACACTGTTTGCCCAAAGATACCAGTGCATGGAACAACTTGATCAAGAATCTTGATCTACCTTACACTTTGATTCAAAGTGTAATTGACGACAATCAGAAAGTAAGCAAATGAAAATATTAGTAACAGGTGCCAGTGGGCTATTGGGTACAGAAATCTGCAGACAACTAAAAACAGTTGCGGGCAATGAAGTTTGGGCAATTGACAATCACAGCCGCAGTTCAACTATCCCACCTTGTGATCAGTTTTTAACAATTGATCTAAATGACCAAACCGCGATTGCTCAACTGCCCCGAGACTTTGATTACATCTATCACTATGGTGCTATCAATGGTACCAAGAATTTTTACGAACGACCCAATCAGGTGTTAACAAACAATTTTGTTTGTGACCTAAATATGTTTGAGTATGCTAGCGAAATTGCAAATCTTAAAAAAATTGTATATGCCAGCAGTAGCGAGATTGTTAGTGATGATCCTGTGAGTCCAGTGCCTGAACACTTAGACATTGCTATCCGAGACATTCACAACGCTCGTTGGAGTTATAGACTGGCCAAAGTGTGCAGTGAAAACTATTTGGCCAACAGCAAACTGCCGTATGTTATGTTGCGTTACTTCAACGTGTACGGTGAGAACAGCAAGGCCGGACACTTCTTGGCTGATCAAATAGCCAAGATCAAAGAAGGCCGTTTTGAGTGTTTTGGTGCCAATGAGACCAGAAGTTTCTGTCATGTGGAAGATGCTATTAGGGCAAGTATCTACTGCGCTGAAACACAGACTCGTGAACTGATCAACATTGGTAACGATAGAGAAATCACCATCATGGATGCGGCTCAAATTATTGCATCGGCTATGGGACATGATAATCCCTCTTGGACCACCACACCAGGCAAGCCCGGAAGCACTGCCAGTCGCAGACCCGATATCAGCAAACTACGAAGCATCATGCCAGATTATGTGCCCATGAGTTTTGAGTCGGGTGTGCAAAAATCAATTGGATAAACTGGCAAATTCACCACTTGCAAAACACCCGCAGTTTCATGTATAATGTACAATGAGTAACAAAGGATGTAGATGTCTAGAATTAAAATAGCAGAATTATTTTATTCGATCCAAGGTGAAGGTCGATACATGGGTGTACCAAGTGTGTTCTTGAGAACATTTGGTTGCAATTTTAAATGTGCAGGATTTGGTATGCCACGTGGTGAAGTAAGCCACGAAGCAACTGATCTTGCGGCTACACATACAATGGTCAAGGCTTTTGAGAAGTATCAAGAACTTCCGCTTGTGAGTACCGGTTGCGATAGTTATGCGTCATGGCATCCAGACTTTAAAGATCTAAGTCCCATGATGGATAGTAATGGAATTGTGGATCACATCATGGAGATACTGCCACATCGGCGTTGGGAAGATGAGCATCTTGTGATCACAGGTGGTGAACCATTGCTGGGTTGGCAACGTGCTTATCCAGACTTGTTGGATCATGACAGTATGCATGGTCTTAAAGAAATTACGTTCGAAACAAATGGTACTCAAAAACTTACGCCAGAGTTCAAAGAATATCTACAGCGTTGGCGGGCACAACGTGAAATCACATTCAGTGTCAGTGCCAAACTTCCCGGTTCAGGCGAGCGGTGGGAAGAGGCCATTGTTCCAGAAGTGGTATGCGAATACGAGCAAGTTGGGTATACTTACTTGAAACTGGTGGTAGCGACAGAACAGGATCTAGCAGATGCAGAACAAGCAGTGTTGGAATATCGCACAGCAGGGTTTACTGGTCCTGTGTATGTCATGCCTGTTGGTGGTGTTGAGCGGGTGTATACTCTTAACAATCGTGCAGTGGCAGAAATGGCCATGCGAAAAGGCTGGCGCTACAGTGATAGACTACAAGTGCCACTCTTCAAGAACGAATGGGGAACCTGATGGGAATATTTGATCGCTTTCGCAAAAAGCCTGAGCCGGTTCCAAAAGTCCGAGCTGAACCCAAACCTCGTGCGCCAGAGAAGACTGAAAAAGAACTAGCCACAGAAAAAAACGAACCTTATGTGAGTATTGTTCGCATGGATATTGATCCCAACAACTTGCATCAAGGTGCATTTGAACTAGACTGGAACGAAATCTTTGTGGCACGACTGGTCAAGGCCGGTTACATGATGAAACCCGATGATGCGGATGCAGATATAGTGGATCGTTGGTTCCAAAATATTTGCCGACACGTGGTCATGGAAACCTGGGAACAAGAGCAGGCCATGAACAAGTACAGCAGTCAATATGTAAACTCTAGAGACATAGGTGGCGGAAGAACAGAGGTATCATGATATTCAATCACATTAAAGAACTCAAAGCCGAGGGCAAAAAAATCGGTATCACATTCAGTCAATTTGACATGCTACACGCAGGGCATATCGCTATGTTAGCCGAAGCCAAAAATCATTGCGACTACTTGATTGCAGGATTACAAACTGATGCAAGTATTGATCGCCCGGGCATTAAAAATCCTCCTGTTCAAAGTATTGTAGAACGTCAAATACAATTAGGTGCTTGCCGTTTTGTAGACGAGATTGTTGTATACACCACAGAACAAGATCTAGTAGATTTAATTCTTACATTACCAATTGACGTGCGTATACTAGGAAGCGAATACGAAGACACCAACTTCACCGGACGCAGTGAAGGGCAGGCCATGCAAATTGAACATGTATTCAACAGCAGAGATCATTCGTTCTCCAGTTCAAGTCTACGCAAACGTGTGGTTGCCGCCGAAACTGAAAAAGTCCTGCTACGAAAATGATCTTGTATGTAAACGGCTGTAGTCATACCGCGGCCGCCGAGGCCGCTGTGCCACATGCATGGGCTGTGGATGATAGGCAATACTGGGACAAAGGCACAGAAGCACACCCTGCAAATTTGGCAGTTAGTTATGGTAAACACATTGCTGATGCATTGGATGCAACACTAATCTGTCAAGCAAGTTCTGGCGGCAGTAACGATCGTACTATTCGCACCACAATGGAGTGGATTGAAAACAATCGTGACATGTTAGCCAATACGTTTATGATTCTACAGTGGACTACTTGGGAGAGAGAAGAGTGGCTTCATAAAGGTACTTGGTATCAAGTTAATGCCAGTGGAATAGACAGCGTTCCAGATGATTTACAAGACCGCTATAAAAATTATGTTGTAAACATAAATTGGTCGGTTAAAACTCCCGAAGCACATGACAAAATTTGGACCATGCACCAGTACCTCAAAGGCTTGGGTGTACGTCATTTGTTCTTTAGCGGACACAGCACCTTTAGTGATATCTACAATCACCACGATTGGGGCAAAAATTATATGCACCCGTATATTCGGGAAGAATCCTATCATAATTGGCTAAAAAACAACGGTGGAACCTATGCAAATGCGGCAAGTTACCATTTTGATGCCAAAAGTCATAGACTTTGGGCCGAACATGTGTTACAATACATCAACGATAACAACTTAATTGAACACAATGAAATACGTACTGATTGACACTGCCAACATGTTTTTTCGTGCCAGGCACGGAGCATTTAGGGCCGCAGACTCTTGGACCAAATTGGGCTTTGCCCTGCACGTGACCTTGATGGCAGTGAACAAAATGGTCAAGAGATTTGAAGCAGATCATGTGGTATTCGCACTGGAAGGGCGCTCGTGGCGCAAGGATTATTACAAACCCTACAAAGCAAATCGTGCTGTGGCCCGGGGCAAAATGACCGAAGCAGAAGCAGAAGAAGATAAACTTTTCTGGGAGACGTATGACGAACTGACTAAATACTTGGCTACGAAAACTAATTGTAGCGTTATCCGATGTGCCACTGCTGAAGCAGATGATATCATAGCACGTTGGATCTCTTTACACCCCCAAGACCAACACGTTGTTATCAGTTCAGATTCTGACTTTGTGCAATTACTCGCACCCAATGTCACGCAATACAATGGCATTGCTGATGAACTGTTAACACTGGAGGGCATATTTGATGCTAAAGGTAAGCACGTCAATGATAAGAAAACTAAACAGCCAAAAACCATCCCGGATCCAGCCTGGTTGTTATTTGAGAAGTGCATGCGTGGTGACTCCTCAGACAACGTATTCAGTGCGTATCCTGGAGTACGTGAGAAAGGCACAAAGAATAAAGTTGGTCTCCGTGAGGCCTTTGGAGACCGAGACAAGCGCGGATACAATTGGAACAACATGATGTTGCAACGTTGGACCGACCCGGATGGGGTCGAACATCGTGTGCTAGATGACTATGAACGCAATCGCACACTCATTGATCTCACAGCACAACCAGACAACATCAAGAACACTATAGACACAGCCATCCGTGAGCAGATAAGTCACCGAGACGTGGGGCAAGTGGGTGTGAGATTTATGCAATTCTGCGGCAAGTACGAATTGAACAAATGTAGCGATGCGGCCGAACAATTTGGTCGCTGGCTCAACGAAACATATAAAGGAGTGCTAGATGATATTAGCCAAACCAGTGGTGGACAATCAGTATTACATACTCAAGAAGGATGATCGCAAGATTGGCCAACTTGAAGTAAAAGAGAACGGTAACTGTACAATAAAAATTCTTGACAGTGTAATCAGTTACAAAACAATCAAGATGGCTCGAGAGGCGGTTAACATCCAATTTGAGCCGGCAGAAACAGCAACCCCATTGCCACCAAACATGGTTTATGGACATGAAGTCGCGGGAGATGTGTTTAATCCGTTGTGGGACGTGAAACACCGATTGCCACTGTTCACTAGAGAAGACAAATCTAAGTCGTGGTTTGCCGCTGGTTGGTACCGGGTCAAACAACATCGCAAGTGGAAAGCAGTACAGCACCCTAAACTTATTACCTTGGAGCGTTATGCATATCAAGGTCCCTTTCAAACCAAGGAACAAGCAAGTGACAAATCCGTTTCGTGATCAAGAAAAATTCATGCGAGCCTGCGAACAAACCGTGGGCGACTTTAACGAACAACAATATCAACTGTATTGTAATCTCATCAGTGAAGAATTCAATGAACTAATAGCCAGTACGACCAAAGTAGACGATCTCGACGCATTGATTGACATCCTGGTTGTGACCGTTGGTGCCATACACAGTCTTGGTGTAGATGCCGAAGGTGCCTGGAAAGAAGTCATGAGCACTAACTTTGCCAAAATTGATAAACAAACAGGTCGAGTACGCAAACGTGAAGATGGCAAGGTACTCAAGCCCGCTGGTTGGACTCCACCCAACCTAGAACCTTTTGTGTCATGAGTATACACATCAATAGATTTGTAGACAGCATCAAAGCACATGAATCACGCGGTCAGCGTGATTTTGCTATGACCATGCGAGAAGCCAAAGATTTACATAGTGATATTACAAAACTATTACTGACACTGGAGTCCTTGCATACCCGAAATACACAGCCAAAAGAAGAAACTGTTACGGTAGAATTGAGCGGTGGCAGTTTCAAAACCACGTAGTTATTGGGATAAATAAACTACGGAGATAATCATGTCGAGACCCAAACCAAATGTGTTGATTGAACACACTGACAAAGCAACTTACAAGACCGAACAAGTGTTGGCTTCCGAAGGAGTGTGGGCGGTGTTTTTTGATACCAAACCAATCAACTTGAAGACCTCCAACATGCTCACACAGTACCCCGGCCCCAAGTACAAGAAGGTTTCATTCTCCAATCCCGGTCATGCCAAGAACCTAGCACGTAAACTCAACACACAATTCAAGACCGACAAGTTCACAGTCGTGCTCTTGACGCAGGGGGCGCAAGTATACCCCGATGTCAAATAAAAAACAACTCACTCAACAACTGCTAAATCAACTGCCAGTAGATGACCGGCTTGGCGTTGAACTAGCACTCAAAGCATGGTGGCAAGATCCACGTGACGATGGTGGATTGAGATTGAGCATCTCTGGCTATGATGCTTTTAGATTTTTGTCCATCGAACAATATGAATTTGATTTTACAAAAGTGTTGAGTCCTAGTTTGCTTATGACCTTGAATCGAAAACTGGATTGTCCCTACTATCTCAAGGCGGGTAAAACTCCCAAACTAATCATATTCGGCAGTCAGCAGGCCATCATGTACGCCATGTATGGCGACTTGGAAAAGTTTTTACGCTATCTTGATCGTACATAAAATGTAACCCAAAGTATTACTTTTGTAACCCTGAAAAAGTAATACTTTTGTAGTAGTTGATTTCGGTTGACCAAAAAAGCAATTTCGGTTATAATACATGTATGGAACTTAAAAAGCAATCACGCAAAAAACGAGTGGACCGTACACACATTGTTTACTTCATCCAAATTGGTTTGGAGTACTACATTGGTGTTACAGCAAAAACTCAACGCACAATCACCATGAGCCTGCGCTCACGCATCAACAAGCACATTTATCGCTCACGCACAGAAGACAAATCTTGGCGCCTGTACGAAGCAATTCGTGCCGCTGGTGAGTCGGCTGTGAACTTTGCGATTGTTGACATTGTACGTGGCAAGACCCAGGCACACACACTAGAGCGTGAACTAATACGAAAGTATACACCTGCTCTCAACACAGATGTGCGTACAAAAGCGGTTGACCAATAATTACCGATTTGTTATAATACTTGTATAGAAACTAAAAAGGAGCCCTCCATGACAGTAACAGTAAACGGTGTCAAAGTAGACACAATTGTGGCCGAAGCCAAGTCAGCCGCTCGCGAAGCCGCTGAACGTTTCTTCCAAGAAAAACTTGGCGGACGAGATCAGTTTGCCTGTGGCTTTGCCTGGGTTGACATCTTTGGTGTTCGAGGCAATACCAAACTTGGTAAGGCACTGAAAGAAGCAGGCGTAAGCAAGAGTCACACCGGTGCCTTCCAAATTTGGAACCCAGCAGACATGTACGTGCAAAACGTAGACACCCTGGAGGCAGGTGCCCAAGCGGCGGCTGATGTGTTCAAGCGATACGGATTCACAGCCTACGCTGGTAGCCGTTTAGATTAAGGAAACGTCATGATTGAAATGTTCTTATTCCTGGCCATTACCTTTGTGATCAAAGTTTGGTTCATCAACCGATACATGTAAAGAGAAACATATGAGACTATCACCACTTGACGAGCGTATGAACGCAGACATTGACGCATTGATTGCCAAATTAGAAGCGGCAAAGGCTTCACGCACCTATCTACAACGTGCCAGCCTTGTGGGCCGAGTAGCCGAGCAGTGCCAAAGTTATGAATTTTACTGGGAAGATAGACTTCACAGTTTGATGGACTAACCATGTACGAACTAATCTTTACATTTTTGGTTGTGGCCAAGTCCGGGCTTCCGGGCTTTCACATAGAGCGCATGAGTCAGTTTCGTGACGTAGCGGACTGCGAAAAGACCCGGACTTCCATGGTCACATACATGGATCAATTGGTACGTGAACAAAAAATGTTCCCAGGCGTGTTTGAATGCAGAAAGGTACAGCAATGAACAAAGAAATTACACTAACACCTGCGGGTGGCCGATTCTATCGTGCCATGGCGTTTCATTGGTTCACCGTGGCTGTGCTAATGCCACCCCTGGCCACAGCCATGATTGCGGCCATACTAAATCCGTTTTGGTTTCGTGACTCAATGTTTAATTTTGTAGAACGCCGGATCAACGAATTCACACGCTGGCGCAACAATGTAAAATACCGTATCTATCTTGGATGTGACCCTGTGGTATGGCATACCCTCCGAGGCGACTTGAAATGAACAAACTAATCCGCGATGGTCGGGTGGCTGTACTAGTATCGCCAGGCTATGGTGCAGGCTGGAGTTCGTGGAATCCTGACACCGAAGAATTATTGTTTGACTCTGCTATAGTAGAATTGGTCGAACATAATAAATGGGAAGAACTAGACGTATATGTCAAACTCAAATACCCAGGTATCTATGATGGTGGCATGAGAGATTTAGAAATAGAGTGGCTTCCTGTGGGCACGGAATTCATCATAAAAGAACACGACGGTGCAGAGACTATTGAAATAAAATCAGACATAATTTGGTACCGGGCTTGACATATACGTAAGCATAAGTAACTGGTATGGAAAAAAGAATAATTCCAATCCAGACTGTTCAAGCGCCTGATCCCCGGCCACAAAATCTAGGACAAGACCCCCATGTGATTCTTACTGAAATGTACATGGCAGAAAATCGTCCTAGATTAGAAAGCCGCAAGCAAAAGAACTTGACTGAGGTTGTACAGCACACAGATGCCACACGCCAAAATCGTGTGGCTCTTGTTGTTGCGCCCGAGTGGACACAACTAGCACCACCTTACGGTATTGCTAGAATGAGCGCATTGTCCAAGCACGGGGGATGGCCCACACGAGTTTGGGATATCAACATCTTGACCAAACATGAGGCTGGAGTGCCAGAATTATGGACAGCATACGAAGATTGGAAGTGGATTGAGCCAAACTACAGTCAGAATGTACATCCTATTATTGAGCCAACCCTACGAAAATACATGGCACAGGTTATAGAATGGGCACCCACAGTAATTGGTTTTAGCACATGGTATACCAATGACACATGTACCATGTGGATGGCACAAGAATTTAAAAGACTTATCCCGGGTGTGATTATCATTATCGGTGGTGCCAATGCCACTCAATTAAAAATGACTCATTCAACCTCGATTGACTATGTGGTCAGCGGCGAGGGCGAATTGTGGTTTGTACGTATACTTGAAAACTTAGAAAATCCCACAGAGGAAATTCCACAACTTTGTGTGCAAAGTAAAGATCAAAAAATAGATCTTGATTCAATGCCGCCTGCTGACTATTCTGACATGGATATCAGTTTATACGATGGCCAAGGAATCAGTTGTGAATTCAGTCGTGGCTGCACTAGCAATTGTGTGTACTGCAATGAAACAGTGTTTTGGAAATACCGTTCAAGACAGGCCAGTCGAGTGTTAGAGGAAATTGAAATTGTGTACCGACAGCAAAATGCAAAATCAGTATGGTTTATTGACAGTTTACTAAATGGCAATTTGCGTGAATTGGAATCATTTGCACTAGGGTTAATTGATAGAGAAATTAAAATCAAATGGCAAGGATATGCTCGCATTGATGGTAGAATGGATCGAGACTTTTGGGGACTGCTACAAAAAGCAGGTGCTAGTGGGTTTGCATTTGGTGTTGAATCTGGGTCACAACGAGTGTTGGATCTTATGAAAAAGAATTGCAAGGTTGAGTGGATTGAACAAAACTTTCAAGATCTAAATGACAACAAATTGAGAAATAATTTTGCCACATGGTTCACTGGTTTTCCTGGGGAAGAATTAACCGATGTAGCACAAACCATGACCATGATATGGCGATTACGTATATCAGGCATGGGCGGACTGAGTTCCGGCACATGCGGCCTTGGGCACAACACACCTTTGGAACTAGAACGCGAACGGTTTGGGGTCCGACCCGAAGGTCAAGACTGGTGTTATGGCTGGGCTACTACCGACGGCAAAAATACCGGATTCACTAGATTTATTCGTTGGAAAACGACCAATATCTTGATAGAACAATTTAGATTACACAACACACCACCGTGGTTAAAACCTGTCAAACAATATCCTACGTTAGAAAATCACTATAGTATAGAATATGATCCTGCCAACTGGCTTGATCCTATACCCTGGGAAAAAGACTTTGATTATTACGTAATCAAGGACGACATCAATCCCATTGCCAATCACCTGGTGAATGAGATATGGCCATTCTTGCGTGTGACTTGGCTGGCCATGGGTGCTTATCAATTTCATCTAGAATTTGATCCCGAACTAGACCTAGAAGAATTTGGTTATCTTCGTTATCCACGCGGCGGTGATCATAAATTATGGGCAAGGTATGATTTTGAAATCAATGCCTCTGGCGTATGGTCAGCAGATTTTGATATAAGAATGCAAGGTGAACCATGGCAAGGGGTACCAACTGATTTTCACTTAGAATGGAAACAAAGTGGCCAATGGGACCGTCCCCGGGCTTGACAAAAACTTAGCAATATTATATAATAAGAATCCATAAAACATGAAAGGCCGTATATGGAATTCTTACCGGTATTAGAACTGATCGATCGACTCTGCATTGCCAGAGTAAAACATGCTCGTACTCAAGGTGCAAATCAAGTTGAACTTGATTGGTACGAGGACAAGTTCCGCCAACTCCCCCAAAGTGTAGAACTGGATGCAGATATTCAAGCAATGACTGACATCCACCATGCCATCTGGGATCTGGAGTGGCAACTGAAATCTGGAGTGGAGCAGATGTTGAGCCTACAAGAGATTGGTCGTAGAGCAATTGCCATTCGCGATTTCAACAACAAGCGGATCGCTTACAAAAACTCCATTGCCACTATCTTGGGGCATCCTGTGCGGGAAATCAAACAGGACCACTTGGCAGATGGCACTGTTGACACTAAATAGGTAAAAGCACTGGACTTTGATAAATAAAAGCATTGGAGTCCAGTGCTTTATGATATGCCTACATTGCTCGAAAGAGTTTACAAGTAAAATTGGTTATTCTAACCATGTCCGCAGATGCCCGAAAAATCCAGATAGGATACATGAAGGATTAACGGACGCAGGCAGAGAACGTATTCGTCAGTCTACTATTGCTCAAAACAAAAAACAATGGAACGACCCTGAGTTTAGAATCAAGCATCAAGAATCAATGAAACGTGCTGTGCAGGAGAACCCAGAATCGTATAGTTCATCAAATAGAGGCAGGACCAAACAAATAATAGTTGACGGAATAACACTACAAGGGCAGTGGGAAGTTGATTTTTATATGTGGGCAAAAGAAGCCGGACTGAATCCACAAAGACCGTCAAAGGCATTCAGATATGTTTGGAATGGTGATAGGTGGTATCATCCAGATTTTTACATTGAGTCTAAGGACTTATATGTTGAAGTCAAAGGATATGAAACGGATAGAGATCGATCAAAGTGGTCGCAATTTTCTGAAAAGTTGTGTATAATCAAAGAAAAAGAAATAAAGCAAATCCGTGAAGGTTGTTTTGTGGGACTTTAGCATAGAGGTAGTGCCGAGAACTCATAATTCTTAAGGGACTGGTTCGAATCCAGTAGGTCCCACAAAGCAACTTGCACCATTCGCTGGCGTTCGTTCAACGGATAGGACATCTTTCTTCTAAAGAGATAATAGTGGTTCGATTCCACTACGCCGGACCAAATACTATGACCAAAATAAATTCCAGTCCCGAACGTCATACCTTTCAAGAACAAAGTTACATCGACCGATGCCGGGAAGAAGGTAACAATCCCAGCGAGGATTACTTGAATATGTTCAAGTCTCGGCGTGAGCAGGATCAAGAACGCATGGCCGATCCTGCCTGGCAAAAAAACAACATGGAATACGACTTGCGCAGTACCCCGTGGATCTGTGACAAAGTCAAGAGCAATAAAACTTACGCTCAGAACTTGTATGCGGCCATGTGTAACATGGAGTTTGTGAAAAACGAGGTCTGGCCTTTGCTCAAGGATCAACGCTGGAGTGCCAGTTGGCGCTATGCAGGCGGCATTGTGGCTGACATGCGCGAATCGGGCGACTACATTGAGTGGTACTGCTCGGGCATACAGGGTGAGCCTGATGAGGACTGGGTAGATCTAGGGCATGTGCCCGAAGGCACTGTAACGGATCAAATACGCGAGGATTTGTTCCGATTGGGATGGATTCCAAAAGATTCGAATGATGTTTGATAAATAATTGTACAAAACCCCCTAGGAGATATACATGTCAAAACCCCGTAAAATCAGATGGCTTATTGCACATCAGCCACAAGAGTTATTTGTGCGTACCGCTCGAGCATTCAGCGAAGAACTCAATAAAACTTGTGCCGGTGAACTAGAAGTTGAAATTTTAACCTATCCAGAATATCGCGAAAAATATCGTTCTATTCCCAACCTAGAAATCCTTGATCAAGCCGATGTTGACATTGACGCCGCTATCAAGAGTTTTTGGCAAGCACTGTTCGATAGTGAAATAGAAATGAGCCAAATCCAAGTTGGACAAGTTGGAGAATTATACTCTGATTTCCATGCTCTGGACATGCCATTTATATTTGACAATCACGATCATGTGAGCGAAACATTAGAAGGCCCAATAGGTCAAGAACTGTGCTACAACCTGGGACAGAAGTCAGGTGTGACTGGATTGGCATTTACCTATTCCGGCGGCTATCGTGTGATTGGCAGTGACGAACCTATCCTAACTTTGGATGAGTTGAAAAACAAACGCATTGTTGTTCAAAACCCAATCACACTAGGCACCACTATTGAAAGCATGGGCGGAAAAGCAATTCCGATAAAACCATGCCTTTGGAACAAATACGACTTGATAGGCAAAGGTGAAGCCGATGCTGTGGAAACGACCTATCTACGATTCAACGGCAAACATGTGCTCAAAACCAATCATTCCATGTTCATGACCACTATTGTGGTCAGCAACAAGTTTTGGGATTCATTGACTGACCAACAACAGCAAGCATTTAGTCAGGCTGCACTGGTGGCATCACGCAAAGAGCGTGAATGGAGCATTCAAGATGGTGAAACATTCGAAGCCAATGCCGTTAAGAATGGTATTACCATTACTGAAATCTCTAAGCAAGACACTGAGGCATTAAAGCACAAGTCTCAAATGACTTATGTCAAAACCAAATATTTCTTCACACCTGATTTAGTAAAACGCATTAGACAAACTCGACACTAAAAAAAGCGGCTTCGGCCGCTTTCTTATAAATATTTCTGTAACGCCAGCAACAGGCTGACGTCGGTATTTCCAGTGACGCCTGGGGTAGTAACCCTTTTACTGACATAACTATGCTCAGAACGCCGCACCGTATGTAGACCTCCTACTAGCAATTGTGTATAATAGACTTTTAGGAGAAACCATGATCAAAAAATTCACACAATTCATTTTTGCTTTGGCATTTTCGGCCACAGTATTTGCCGGAGACCCAATCACTATTGTTGTTCCAACACCGCCAGGTGGTGCAATTGATATCACTGCACGTAGTTTATCAAAGGCATTGATGAACAAGGGACATGACAACGTGGTGGTATATCACCCCGGTGCCAACGGAGACATTGCTCTGAACATTGCTGTGGAAAAACGAGACAATATTATATTTGTTGCAAGTTCTGCAAACTTTGTATTTTCCAATGTGTTGCTCAATAGAGAAAACATCTATGCCACAAAAACACAACTGCTAGGACCATCTGTTACCAACCCAATGGTTTTTATCACTCCCGAATCTGGTGAAGTCAAAACGTTCCGAGAACTGATTGAATCAGCAAAGAAAAAAGAAACTGTGTGTGGTGTCAGCAACAGCCACGGTGAAATCGAACTCAAACAAATCAACTCCACCTACGGCACTAAATTTGTACCAGTGCCCTACAAAGGAACAGGCCAGATGATTCCGGACATTGTGGGTGGTCATACTCCCTGTGGCTACGATCAGATTGCGGCGTACACTGGATTAGAAGGCAAAGTAAAATTCCTTGCATCCAGCAAGGCTGTGCGTAGTGACATTCCTGCCATGAGTACTGTGTTGCCAAAATATCAATTTGAGACTTGGTATGCCACAGCAATTCCCAACAACAGCAATTTGTTGAAGAATGCAGAATTGATCAGCATTATCAAAACATGGAACCAGGATGCAGAACTGACCAAACCTCTTACAGAAAGAAGTTTTGTAGTGGTCAAAGCAGATGCTGACTTGAATGCCAGGGCCGTCAAAGAAACTGAATACTACAGAGATCAACTTAAAAAATAACATGGTATCATATCAAGTAAACGGGCAACATTACAACAATGTGTTTCTAGCCCTGCGAGATTGCTGGAAAAACAATCACGAACTTAAATTTTACTGTTATGACTATGAGTTTGATCAATTTGATTGGACTCTGGAACCCGAAGCATCGCTAGACTTCTTGATGACGCAACATGCTCTTGCCTTGCGTGAGAAATATGAGCGACTGATTCTGTTATGGAGTGGCGGCACTGACAGTCATACTATCTACAACATTTTTAAACGTAACAATATTCACATTGACGAACTGATCATCAAGGCCGGAGAAGATTCAGAAATGTTTCCCGAGCGCAATGTATACTGGATCCAAAATAATCACTGGGATCCAACCACAATCATCACACGCTACGATGATCACGACACTGACCTGCGACTGATTGATTTGCCCGACGAAGACTGGGTATGGAAGAACAAAGGCGACCTACTCAAATACGGCAACACAAGTTCTGCAGATGCTGTGAAATTTCTGTGCGAAAAAAATCACGCCGGGCACACATGGAAAGCCATAGGTGGCTACGAAAAACCCAGACTGATCTATCGTGACGGTGCTTGGTATCATAGACAACTCAGCATGGTGCTACAACCTACAATGGGCCATGATTATATTGAACATTTTTTCTTTGAGCCATTGATTGCAATCAAACAAGCACACATGGTCAAACGTGCGGTTAAAAACATCATTAAACAAACTGCACAACCGTTGTACAGTAATGACTGGGCTGAGTCCAAATGGGACAAAGATCCTGCAGGATACCGTGCCTGGGCCACTGCTTGCGGAAGACACGACGAAGTTTATATCGGAGTCAGCCACACACAAAAAATTGGCAACGAATCTTTTGATCAACTGCAACTACAGGTACACGGTGACTGGCGCAATGTACACAGTTCTGATCGACATCTGCTTCATGACTTGTCCGACAACAATCCGGCAGCGGTAAACTATCTCAAAGGATTTCATAATTTGACCAGTGAGTTTGGATTTACCAATTGGTTACGGGACAACGGCTGGTTTAGATCTGGCGACATGCGTTTTAGCAGTTTGAAATTTACATGGTCAAAGGAGTACTGTATCGGTCCATGACCAGTGGATTTTTAACTACTGGGCTATAAATACAGTAGTTAGGATTTTGCCATGAGCCGGACTCTGATCTGGGTGTTGAGTTTTAGTGTCTTAGGACCGGTGCCTGAGTATGGCGAACAGGCCAAGTTCAAAACTCAGGCAGAATGCGAGCAAGCCCGAGTTCAAAAACGTGAAGAATTCCGGGCACAAAACAAACAGATTGTGGCCGCATGTCATGTGAGTACCAAATAGGTTGACAAACAACCTGTATAAATATATACTGTAAGTTATTGCTGTATGAAGCCGATAAAAATGGATTCAAGACCCGGGGGCAGTGCCCGGCATCTCCACCTAAGTGTATGAGGTATATTTAGGTGGGGATGACACAGGATCGATTGGGTCAGGAGTATTGAAGTGGACAGCACGACAGCGATAGTCGTAAAAACTAAACAAAAGTAACCGCTAACGACTCACAGTTCGCATTGGCCGCTTGATTGTAGCCTAGGGTTTTGATAGGTTTTCCTCGTAACAGAATAAACCTATCTCCTATTTTCAACTTCTCATGGCAACGCATTACAAATACCTAGGTAATATCCGCAATATTCCTCCACATTCGGAGTGGAACGAATTTTTAAGTCACGGTCAAACTATTGCACAAAGTATTCCCAGTTTACAGGAAGCAAAACACATCAGCCGTCTGGCAGTGGCAGATCAGTTGACTCGAGAACTAGGGTACAAAGACACTGATATTGGTACTATTGTGGGTGAGTCAGCAGATCCCAAAGACTTTGATAGATGGTTGGTCACCGATACTGCCGTGATAGAACGTATCGGTGATTTGATCGGCTATCGCAAGCCCAGTGGTCGAGTACAAACACTTGTACCAGGTGCGTTGCAACCATTGCATATAGATGAACTGGGATACGGTTACATTGCTCCTGAAGAATCTAGTATACACAAGATTCAATTCAGTGAGGAGGAACTTGCGGCTTTTCAAAATGATAGACGCACTGCCAGTCGTGTGTTAATATTGCTCACTGACTGGCGCTGGGGACAAGGTATTATTTTTGGAGACGAAATTTACACTCACTGGCGGACCGGAGATGTTGTGCATTGGGATTGGCCCACAGGTGCTCACAGCACTTTCAACGCTGGATACTGGCACAGGGCTCTGTTGCGATTGAGTGGTTTAGTCACAGATCGGTTCAAAGAACTGGCTGAATCCAGCGTACCTTTTGAATTGGATTACAATCAATTATGAAAAAACTTTTACTCTCATTATTACTTGTGGCTTCTGCTCATGCGGCAGAACCATTGAAAATTATTGTTACCTATGCGGCCGGGGGCAACACTGACCTTGCGGCACGTGTGTATGCCAAGGAATTGGCACGCCAGGGCGTTGAGGCTATAGTAGTCAACAAACCTGGCGCCGAAGGCCTAGTTGGCATGCAGGAGTTGATGGCTGCCAAGCCCGACGGCAACACTGTGATGTATACCGGTAGCAGTGCAGTGGTTTACAATTCTGCCAGTAACCCCGCGGCCCACGAAATCATGACAAAGATTGTGCCACTCATGCGTGGTGCCACAAACGGCCAGATGCTAGTCAGTCGCAAAGACTCCGACATCCGCACAGTCGAGCAACTGAAGTCTGCATTGAAAACACGCACTGTGGCTGTGGGCAACAATGGCGCTATTACCAGAATTGCACTTGAAGAATTGCTGGGCAACAATCCCAATCTCATCATGGTGAACTACAACGGTGACAATGCGGCCATGTTGGCATTGATGAACAAGAGTATCGAAGTTACCACTGTTACTTTCTTGTTGGAGGATCGAGTTGCCACTGGAGAACTAAACGGCCTGGCAGTGCTAACCCCAAAGGGACGTAATGGTATAAAAAGTCTTGTGGAACTTGGGTACAATATCAGCCAAGAAGGCTGGACTGGGTTCTGGGCGCCACCGGGAACCCCCAAAGACACACGTGATCGCTTGTACAACATGCTAGAAAGTGCTAGAGCCAACGAAGAAGTGCAAAAACAAATTCTCACTGTGGTACATGCTGGAGTTCCCCGAAAACAAACACCCGATGAGTTTGCACGTGATATTGAGCGTGAGTATCAACAGGTAGTAAAACTATTGACTAAGAAATGAGCAAAGTAACACAGTTTGTGTAAACCCTTTGACGGGCTACGGCGTTGTATATGTATGTCAAGGAGACATTATGCAACATGCTATCAAATGTGACAGTTGGGATAAACCAGGCAAAAATGAGGTTGTAAGATTCATGCCCACCATGTGGATCAGAATCAAAGACTGCCCAGACTGTGATCGCAAACGAATTACGGCTTGTCGAGATCCTGCTTGCAACCGAGCCAAAAAGCCTTGACTTTTATTCACTTGTCATATATAATACACTTATGAAACAAACAACTGCAATCATCACAACCCTTCGCTCAGAACATGAGTGGGATTGCCATTGGGGGCTTTGTCTGTAATACAAAAGTACTACTAACAAAGACCCTCCGCTTCGGAGGGTTTTCTTTTTTGTGCTAGACCATAAATTGAAACTCTGCTACAATAGAACTTAACAAAGCAACAAAGTCGATCGAGACTACTTGCAACAGATCATTAAAATATACAAAGAGGTTACCAGACCCGTTAGAGGCATTGGTAGAAGTGAATTGACACCGGCGGGTGTCCACTTGCTATCAGTCATGAAGTCGGCTCTCTACTGTAAAAAGTAGATCCAGA